ATGTGTTCATCACTTAGAAAAAACGCATCGATTCAGAGTGTAATTTCGTACACAGAACCCAAGTTACATACTGGTAAAACATGGTATATTGACTTCACGGCATACGATCCGCTGGAACAGAAAATGAAGCGGAAAAAGTATATGCTGGATGGAATACCCAAGCTGACCGACCGTCGCCGTCGGGCAAATGAAATCATCACCAATCTTAATGTAAAGCTCCGTTCCGGATGGAATCCCTGGGCTAATGTGGAGAACTCCAGGCAATACACCCCGTATATAGATATTATCCAAAGGTATCATATATATCTGGGCAAACTGTATGCAGCTGGCACCATTAAGGAGAATACCCTGAAGGATTATGAGAAGCGCCTGCGAGTCTTTGAGGAGTATACAGTCAAACATATTCCGGCCATCGTGTATGCGTATCAGATTGACCAGTCTTTCATCTCTGACTTCTTGGACTACGTGCTGCTTGACCGGGATTCATCGGCCAGAACCCGGAATAACTACCGTACCTGGTTATCTTCACTCTGTAACTGGATGATGGAAAAGCAATACCTGACTCATAATCCGGTTGAGAAGATTCGACAGCTGGCAGAAGAAGAGAAGAAACGTTCTGCTCTGACGGTTCCGGATATTCAGAAACTCAAGAAGTATCTCCAGAAAGAAAATCCACATTTCCTGTTCTTGTGTCAGTTTGCTTATTACACCTTTATCCGTCCGGATGAAATCTCTAATATCCGATTGGCTGACATCAACCTGAAGGAACAGAAAGTATTTATCGGCTCCAGTATCAGCAAGAACCGGAAGGATGGCATGGTCGGACTGAATGATGCACTGATTAAGTCAATGCTTGACCTGGGCGTCTTTAATTCTCCCAATGATTATTATCTGTTCGGTAAGGGCTTCAAGCCCTCACGTGAGAAGGTGACCACCCGTGTGTACAGGAACTACTTCAATAAGGTCAGAGCAAAACTGAAGTTTCCGGACAGTTACCAGTTCTACTCACTGAAGGACACCGGTATCCGTGATTTGGCCAACGCTGAAGGAATCGTCATAGCCCGTGATCAGGCACGTCATGCGGATATTTCTACTACCAACAAGTACCTGAAAGGGGCGGATATGACAGTGCATGAGGAGACTAAACATTTTGAAGGGAACTTTTAACGATAAAAGGTGCAGCGTCCTCACGACGCCACACCTCGATATAAATGTAGAAAAAATGTAATCATCTAAAAACTTGCAGTCTATCTGCGCTGCATCATCCATGCCGGTTTCCCTTCTGGATTAATTGCTATCTTAAAACCTATTTTGAGTAAGTTGAACGTTATATCATTAATACTTATATCGACCATTTCACTCAACTCGTCTTGTATCTGTTGCGATGTCTTAAACACTGTGTAATCTGTAACTTCCTTAGCTGGAAGCCATTGTTCACAATATTGCTGAAGAACTAAAACATCAAAATTTACCGCTTCTTCCATTAGTTTCCTCCTTTCTGTCATTAAGGGCAATACCCATTATCTTGTATAAATCTTCGAACTCCTCTCTCTGGCACATGATGCTATCACAACCATTCATACATATTTGGAATTCTTCGATGAATAGCCCATTCTTATTGTAATAAGAAGTTTTCTGTACTCTGAAAACCGCTTTTTCTACATTGTCATCCATTATAAACCTCCTTTCTTGCAAAGTAAAATGGAACAGGCAAACCAGCAGAGGCAGGCAATGGCGGCCAGCCAATGGGTGAATACGGAACAGGTTAGGATACAGAAAGAAGCCAGTGCTTGAGAAATAAGCACAGCCTGGCGGTTGGAAACTTTCTCTTCCATGATGGAGGAGAACAATACATTTTCACGGTTAAGCCATAACGATATACGGCTTTGCTTTGCCTGGTTTGCAGGCAGGACAATTTGATTTTTCATTTTTGTAGGACATTTAAAATGAAACAATATGTTGGTTAATTACGGGAAAGGAAACAAAAAAGGTTCCGCTTTCCCGTTGTCCTACACCTTGAGAAAGGCAGTGGGCGCATTAACGCTCCACACGGGGGTCGGAACCAAAAGTTTATATAGCCAAAGCTAAGGGCATAAAAAATGCCCGCAGCAAAGTTATTTGGCGAGCCATCTCGCCTTTCTCAAAATGTAGGACATTGCAAATATGAGGATTTATTTTGGAATGGCAAAAGAAAAAGCGGAAACTTTTTTATGGTTTCCGCTTTTTATAGAGCCTTTCAGTCATGTTTTCAGTACTTCCTAAGGAGTACTTCAGTACTGCCGCGGAAGTACTATAGTACTTTCAGGAAAGTACTGCGGTACTGGCTAAGGAGTACTGGGAAAGGATAAGTTTATGATTATTTTTTCTTTGTATCAGGCTTTTCTTTGTTAATAAATATTGAGGCAACTGTAACTAATGTACCTGCTCCTAATATTCCAGCAAACCAAGGTCTATTTAAATATAAAGCATAAGCAGCAAGGGCTACAATTACTACAATAGATAAAAAAGCAAATGCCATACCCCACCAGTTCATTCTTCCTGTTCTTGATTCGGATCTTCGAACTAAATCAAACTTTACTTTATCCATCTTATGTCGATGGTCTTGCTCCTTAACGGAAGCTTCCATCAAGAACGTAACAATTTGAGGATCTATTTCCTTATAAGCTGCTAATTCTTGGGGAGACGGCAAACTGTTGTCATCTACGGTATAAGTCCTTTCTAACTGTTGGCCCACACCTCCTTGTCCTGCAACGACAGTTTCTTTTTGTTGAATTTGTTGTTTAGCCATTACTTAGTTTTAATTTTTCCCAAGCTTCTCTTACGTCTTTCTCAATATTCTTTCTATCTTGTCTTAATTTGGATTTATCGTCCATTTTGTCAGATTCGACAAAAAGCTCTTCTTTTAGTTGGGAAATAATTTCAGATTCCTGTTTGTATTCACCGCGGGAAGAATCACGCAAAACTTTTGCCCCATTCGCGATGAATCGAGTAACGTCTTTAATTATACACATGATACCTCCTTTTTTATTATTATTTTAGTGCTTCTTTGTTGCAAAAGTAATTATAATTTTTATAGTGTACAACAGCGCATCTAATATCTTAGATATAAATAACAATTATATCAATAGCTTAGTTCTTAACAGCAGGGCTGTCGCGTTTCACAACGGGATAGCCCTTTATTATATAGTTTAAACAGAATATTACTCTATTAGATAGAAAGTTCCTTCAACTACATCATTTACTCCATTTATTTCGACTATGTAATGTAACTCTTTACAAAAGTATCGTTTATTTCGGATTAAGAAAATGGATTTGGGGTCATATATTTGTTTTGCAAGAAAGCAGAACTGGTATTCAGTTCGGGTATCTATCTTTAAATTATTTTTATAGAATGTTTCGTATAATCCTTGGTTTCCAGAAAGCTGTAAGGTAAGTTCTTCATCTTGGAATTTTAGCAGGTAATTGAAATTATCAGTATTGATATAGTAATATGTATCTGTTGCAGACATAGGCAATTTATAGTCTTTGTATTGTGCCGTTGGTTCACCTGCTCCTACAAACAAGCCTTGGTATCCCATATATAGTGCCACATAAATTTTGTCTGGAGCTTCTTCTTCTGGTATCCCTTCTTTTATTAACTCGTTCAGTCCTGTTTCATTTGAAGTTTCGTCTACCGCATTATTGTTGCGGGCATAAGCAGCAGTAAAAGCTCCATTGGTAAAACTTCCGTCTGAAACGCCGGAAACACCAGCATAAATCTCAGCCGGAATTATTTTTAATGATGTTATATCACCGTCTGAATTGTTTTTTACTGCAGAAAAACGATTCACTATCCGCTGTCGGTGGAATCCGTTTATTTCGACTCCAACAAAATCCAAGTTAAAGTCTTTGGTATGGTAAATGTATCGTTTGTCGAACTCAGAATCCAGCATAGGCCATACATCGAGAAATCGGTTATAGGTCTTTGTTGTACAAAGTGATAAAACTTCAGGATTGATGCAGCTGTATTTGTAATCTTCTATGTCAGGAAAATCAAATTCTACATTGTCATAGTCAACAGATAATTCTTCGTCTGCATCATACTTTTTAATGATATCTTCATCTTTTATATCTTCGAGGCATATAGTCTGAGAATTTTCGTAAAAACTATTAATGCTGATAATCTGAACAGTTTTATCTGTCTGATTTACGAGAAAGATACAGTTGAAGAATTTCTCAATCTCATCTAGAAATTCGTCTACACTCCAGTCTGGTAGCATCTTTGCGAACGAGGTGGTTCTGTAGCCATTCACCATAAAGAGCCGGCACCATCTCTTATTTTCTCTTAATGTGTTCTTTTGTAGTTTATAACCCAATATTTTCACTAGCTCTTCTACATAAAAAAGCAAATAAGGCTGTGGTGAGATGTAAGTCCCTTGAATAAAGCTGGCTCCACCAGTTGTGATATTCATCTGATTATCAAAGTATCTTAAATTGCCGCTTGTATCATAACTGGTAAAAATAGGAGTGCAAACAAAATTCATGTCTGGAAAAGCCTGGTTTAAGCTGGTGTATGCTGTCTCCAGACTGGTATCACAGGTACCAAAGTCCAGTTCACGCAATCTTTTATCGCCGCCTGAAAGATAGTTCAGCTCGGAGTTTCCAGCCACAATCTGAATTTTAGCAATGTTGTCTTCTACTGACAATATAATTTCAGTTCCACGTATGATATTTATCGCTCCACAGATTAATATGGCCTGACGATTCTCAGGCCGTTGAGTAATATCAGAGCGGTTTAAAGATTGATATATTCTTCTATTATGAGGATGATTCAAATCAATATTCAAATCATACGTGTAGTCACCATTGCGTGTAAAGAATGGATTCTGCGTATAAAAATCAAGCTCAAATCCATCCTGTAGTGCTACTTCTTTTCCATCAATAAATAATCGTGTCATGATCTGCTGCGTTTCCGTGAAACATTGTTTTTCATTTTTTCTACTAACTGTTGCGCTTCATTCACGCCCATTTTACCAGTCGCTTTTGTATAGGTAAATATCGGCTCGTTTAATCTTTTGAGAAGTTTCTCCATGCATTTCATATTTTGCAGCATGACTGCCGTTGATTCCTGACTGGATGATTCGGCAGTCTGATAGTAGTTGTTTGTTGTCATTCTATTGGTAGGTGATAATACGGCTGATACGTCTTTTGCAGTCAGGCTACCGATGGTATTGTTTCGTTGTGCCTGATCTATCAGGTCAAGAACCGGACGGATAGCTGGATTCTGGACTGCGTAACGGTTGGCTACAAACTCTCCGGCATGGACTATTCCTTTGGGTTCGTCATGTCTTCCGGATCCGGTGTAGCCACCTTCTTCAAAGCCATTTATTACAGCCTTTGCCGTTTGGAAGGCCGCTGTGATTAATGCAATTTCGGCTGCAGCTTTAGCTAGTCCAATGAAACCTAAGGTTGCAATATTTTTCATTTGCGTTTCAGCTATGTATGCAATCATCATTTTTTGAAGGCTGTCCAGGATTATTTCCAAGGTTGCTTTCATGAAGTCACCCAGGGACGTTTCGGAGTCTGTCAGCATTTCTGCGAATGCTTCGCCAAACTGCTGACCTATATTCTGTGCGAATGAAAGCTGCTCTCTTATCTTTCGCTGATTTTCTTCGTAATTCTTACGGGATTTTTCAAGACTTGCCTGTTGTTTTTTGTCAATAATCTCAGCTTTCTTTTCTTCGGAAATTTCAGAAGAAGAAAGTACCTGTTCGTAATATTCATTCTGAATATCGAGTAGCTGCTGACGGTATTCCTGTTCTGATGAAAGTCCGGCATAATGCTTCTGTGTCACATTTTCAATCTCCAGCTGGTACTGTTTCTCTAGGCGGGTAAAGGCTTCTTCAGATGCTTTGTTGGCTTCTTCTTCATCCAGCTTGTTGCATTCTTCTTTGTACTTGATTCGTGCTTCGAGAATTTTCTGTTCAATCTGCTGTCGTTTCTCCGGTTCCAGTCCGGCGATGGACATCATGTTCTCGAGGTGACGCATCTCCAGGTCTTCCATGAAACGGGTGTATTCCTGCTGTGTCATCTCGTCGCTGGCCAGATAGGTACGTTTCAAATCGGCCAGTTCATCGTAATAACGCTTGTTTTCTGCTGTTACCTGGGGATTTTCTTTGGTCGCCTTTTGTTCTTCTACAACTGTCGGATTCGGATCAGGTTCTTCTACCGTATCTGTCGCGTCAGGTATTTTGTCAATGATGTTCTGAAGTTCTGTACGCTGTTTGGAGAGAGTTTCAATAGCCTGTCGTTGAGCTTTAAACTTGCCGTCAAGTCCTTTCATCAATACTTTTCGGGTGGTCTCGTTGATGTCGTTTCGTTCCTGGATGCGCTTTTTCTCTTTTTCAAATTGTTCGCTGTAGGCAATTTCTTCTTTGGTCAGTTTGTCTTCGATGATAGCCAGTTCTGCCTTTGCATCCGCTTTAAGATTCTGCTTCTGGCGGTCGTTTAATTTGTTCAGGTTATCCGCACGCTTGTTTATGTTGACAAACGCATCGGATATTTTTGTCATCTTCTCCAGCTCATCGTTGTATGACTTTTGTTCGTCTTTTGCTTTTTTCGTATTGGGAATAACATAAGTCATAAGTGCTGTGGCAATGGCTGTTAATCCTGCTACTGCCAATCCGAAAGGGTTTGCCTTTAATGCCGTATTAAAACCACGTGTCGCAACTGTTGCCAGCTTCGTCCACGTTTCATAAAGTTTGGTTGCTATTGTGGATGCGTTTACTGTAACCGTATATGCAGCAATGGCAGCAGTTGACGTAATGATAATGTTTTTGTACTCTTTAAACCAGTCTATTAGCTTAGGAAGAGCCACGATGATTTTTGTCGTCCAACCGGTCAGAAGTGATAACGATGGATTAAGTCGTTCCATTAAATCATTGCCAGCTTCTTTAATGCTATTCCGGAGTTGTGCTAATTTAGCTTGATTGGTATCTGAATTGATGGCTGCCTGTTCCATAGCAATGTTCGTTCCCGTGACTGCTTCTGTGTATTTTTGTACTTTATCTACATTTTGGATTAAGATAGTGGCGGCAGAATAGGCTTCCTCGCCGAACATGGTTTGGATTTGTGCTGCTGTCAGAGATTTTTTGTTCAGATTCTCGAGTGCGGTCTGCAAGCCCACTACCTTCGGGTTGGTTTCATCCGGTCCGGTCTGCAGTACCAGGAAGAACTTACGGAGTGCGGTACCGGCCGGTTCTGCCTCCAGCCCTTTTTCTGCCAGCATCTGGATGGTACCCTGCAGCTGTTCGATGCTCACCCCAGCACCGGAGGCGGCTACACCTGCATTCTTGATGGATGCAGCCTGGGCGGAAACATCGGCTGCACCTTCTTTGGATCCGGCGGCCAGCACATTCACATAGCGGGCTGCTTGGTCGGCTGATTCTCCGTACATATTAAGTGATACGGTAGTGGCCGTTACGGCATCCTTCAGGTCGATTTTGGCCGCTGCAGCCAGTCGCATGGCTTCTATAGTGACGGCGTTCAGGGCTTCCTTGTCTTTCAGAAGCTCCGGTTTCTTGGAACCGATGAGCATGTATGCCTGAAGAATTTCGTCGGATGACTGACGGATGCGCAAGCCGGACTCGTCCATGGTAGTGGACAGTTGCTCGGCCTGTTTCGTAAGCCACTGGATAGATTCATCATCCAGTCCGGTCAAAGCTTTCAGCTCTGCCTGGGAGGATTCCTTGGAGTCGCGGTTGTTGCGAAGGGTATTCAGGGCCATAGATACACCCGTGATGGTGGCTGCACCCGTCGCCAACAGGCCACCCCATTTAGCAAAACCGTTGTTGAAGCGGGACAACCATCCTTCTGTCTCCTGTACTTCAGTCTTTATCTTCTGAAGTTCGGCCGTCACCAGTTTGGCCTGCTGCTGGTAGTATTTCCACTCTGCAGAACCTCGCTTAATATGCCCGCTGTTCAGCTGTCGGTTGATGGCTGTCAGGGTGGCACGAAGTTCTTTAGGCGTGGCTTTGTCGAGGTTATTCATTACCTCGGTAAGCGCCGTGGTATCTTTCTTCAGCGTCTTAATCTGGGCCTCCGTTTTCCGAAGCTCAGAAGTGACCTGCTTGATTTTAGATGTATCACCGGCCTGGTAAGCATCTGCCAGCTCCTTTTTTAATCCGGAGGCAATCGTTTCCAGATTCTTGAGTTCCTGCTTTGCTTCTTCACCGTTTACGCGGACCTCGACGGTTGCTACCTGGTCTATAGCCATATTATTTCTTGTTTAAGATTACACGAATTTTGTACACTGCAAACAGCATAAAGAGAATAAGCACTACGATGGTGAATACCATGCAGAACTTCTGCCATGGGGTAAGCCTTCTTTCCACTTCTATCGTCTGCACTGATTTTTGAATGATTGTACTGTCTTTTCCTGGAATGAACATCGTATCTGAAGGTACCTTAAAGTCTGTCATCAGGTTGCCCATGGAATCCAGTTTGAACCGTAGACGTGCGTTTTCGGACTGTGCCATGTCCAACCAGGAAAGGACGACGCGACCGTTTGAATCGCATTCCAGCAAGGCCCGGATGGATGCGGAATCAGCCGGGCGGAATACCGGCACCAGTTTGTCATGCACGATGATCTGTGTGTGACTGTCTGAAGTAAGGTGCTTCCCGGATTTACACCCGAGAAACACCGAACCACACACAAAGAAGAAAAAAAGTATGATTAAAGCTCTCATAACAATGCCCATCCTTTTTCTACATCTGCCATTACAGCCGGAACTCCATTCTCTACCTGAGAAATGGCAGCTGCAAAGGCACACATGGTCGTTTTATCCTCCACGTTCGGGACGTAGGTTGTCGGTACCTGCATCTCCTGGCATACGCGTGAAATGTAGCCTGATGTGTTGTTTTCGGTTCTGGGTGCCCATCGGCTGATGAAGTCTGCAATCGTCTGGCATCCGTATTTCCGGCGGTAGTTCTGCAGCAGCTTGATTAATGCCCGGTAACCATGGGCCATGTCTTCGAATTCTTCGAAGGTCTTGTCTTGTTTTTTAGATGCAGGAATCTCTCCCTGCCAGTCTGTCGCATCTGAGTTGCGGATGTTGCCTGGGTTGTTATTACGCAGGCCTCGTGGTAGCTGTTTCATTTTTTCACTCCTTCCTTAATGGTTTTGATAATTTTTTGAGCTTCCTCTGGTGTGGCACATTCCGTAATCCGCATAGCCAAGTCGGCTACTTCTGCCGCATGACTCTTTTTCTTCTTAAAGTTTTCTATGACAGACAAGCCTTCGACAATCAGCACGCCAAGTGTGCCGATAACTGCCCCGTATGGTAAGTTGTACCAGGGGAAGCATAGTCCCAGAATGTCAATCATGATGAAGAAAAGAAGCAGCCGGAAATAATCGACGATTTTTGTTCCGGTTTTACGCAACGGGCGGCTGCATATTCTCTCTCTGTTGGCTCTGGCTGCATCGATACCCGTCCATAAATCCAGCATACAGACGCTGCATATCAGTATCAGGCAGATGAAAATAATAGTCACGCCGGAGCGGATGTCTTGTGTGATAAATCCTACATATTTTTCCATGTTTATTTTGTGTTTTTCTCAAAGGTATTATGTAGGGGAAGGGTGTAAAAAGACAATCCCTGCAACGAATATTGCAGGGGTTAAATATAGGGGAAAATTTACCGAGTTATTCTACAAACTGCGCAACCAATTTTCGATAAAGTATGATTGATATTCGTGTGCAATTTGATTAGGGTGCTCATTAACGCTTGGGAGTATAACAAATTTATTCTTTTTTAACTCAATCAACCTGCCATCTACTTGTGGAGATGTTTGATTCGACCTTTTTCCAAATATTGTTGGTACTTGTTCTCCTTCCATGTCAAGATAAGGTATTGCCCACTTCTTTGCAACTTCTATGACAGCCTGTCTAAAATTGGTAGAGCATGAATTAGATACAACAAATCCTATGTGTGCATAAGGGAAATTAGTTATCAGCTGTATGGCACTCCAATTTAGAGCCCCATAGAAAGTTTCTACAGTTTCATCTTGTATTGTACCAAGATTACAATGACTTGAATCATTTATTCCAAACCACATTGTTATTAGTCCATCAAATGAACTATCTTCGTTTTCAAGTATTGTTCCAATTTGTCGATAATAAAAAGTGTTTGTGTTAGAAGGATTTTCTACAGTTCCTGCTTCGACATCTTCTTTCCATGCTCCACATGTAGCTCCTGCTACAGCAAGCAGTTGTAAATCCATATTATTTCTCAGAGAAATAAATCTTGAATATACCTTATTAAGTCCTTTATATATCCCATCTGAAAATACTAAATCATCAGGATTAGGAGCATCATGCGTACTTCCTGCGGAGAAACTATCACCACAACAATACCATTTCCTTTTATAAAGTACATTCCCTAAATACCCTGTATCATTAGCGTTTATACGATTTATTAATATAAGGTCAGAGTTGTCTCTGATATCATAGTCTGAAACTAATTCAGCATTAGAATACAC